ACTTCGGCGGCTTGGTGCCTGCCATCGACGAAAGCGCCGGCCGGCCCGAGGTGACCGGGGATGCCGACCTGCCGGAGGGCACTGAAGCCGGCGAGCTGGATGTCAGCAATGCTGAGACCGGCCCGAGCGGCGAGCGAGCCTCCCGGCTGGTCGCCGAGCCGTGGCGGGTCGTCAACTCGGACGATGCCGCGATGAACGGCGGCGACGCCACCTCGGCGGCCACCCGGAAGGCCGCCGCCGCCGCGTTCGCCGAGGTGGCCGACAAGTATGCGCCGGTCCTGCGAGAGGCCACGCCCGAGCAGCTCGCCGCCGCCGAGGCGAAGCTGGACAAGCGGGGCGCCGACGTCCGCAGTGAAGCGATGGTGATCGCCCTGCTGCTGCCCCGCGGGACGCAGCGAGACGCCTTCATGGCCGACATGCGTACCGCAATGGGCAACTACCAGACCAATCTCGCAGCCCTACAGGCTCGCGCCGACCGCGGCGAAGTCAGCCTCGACCCGGCGCCCGAGCTGGGTTCGATCGCGCCCGGGCGCGTCGGGTGGGGCGGCCGGCTCAATGCGCTGGCACCTCGCCAGCGAGCAGACCGGCCGGCCGGTACGCCGCCGTTCAGCACGGTCTCGCAGGTCAAGAGCAACCTCAAGTCGCTGACCGCGCCCGCCGGATCGAGCGACTTCGAGCAGAAGACGTTCACCGAGGGCCGTGACCAGTTGATTCGCGAGATCGACGCCGCCGGCAACGACGTCTTCCTCTCCCCTGGTGGTGGGCTGCTCGCTTTCCGGGCCACCACCCGCGACGGCAAGCGCTGGTTCTTGATCCATACCCAGAGCGGGCAGTCCATCCCGTCGCTGTTCAACTTCGACGGTCGACAGACCGCCCTCACTCCGGCCACCGGACGCGGTGTGGAAGCTCAACGCTACGACCTCGACGGGCCGGCCATGCGTCGACTGATGACCGCGTTCGAGACCATGCAGGATCCGCGCGGCCGGCAAGTCGACTTCACCGAGTCGGATCCGGATCGGTTCGCGCAGAACTTGGTCGGGTGGCGAGACTTCTCCGCTGACGGAACCGTGCGCCCGGCCTTTGTGGATGGACGCCCTCGCTACAACGATTCGATGGAAGGGGCCGCCATTCTCGAGGCGGTCCGCGATGACATGCGCCGCTACGGCACCACCTCCGCAGTGCACCGTGCGACACAGATGGTGGCAGGCGGCACCGAGTACACCGGCGTCAACGGACGCAGCCCGCAGCAGTACCGGCAACTGATGAACGAGCAGTTTCCGTTCGCGTTGCAGGACTTTAACTACGGGCGCAAGCGAGTGCGCGGCATCGGCCCATCCGAAGACCGCACGCCGGGGGAGCTGAAGAGCGACAAGGACACCGCCGCCGCGATCGATCAGGCACGCGCACTGATCCAGACCGGTAACCCCGTCGAGGCAGTGTCGGTGTTACGTGCCCGCGCGGCTGAGCTCAAGGACACCGACGGCGAGCGCGGTGGTCGGTTCGGCTCGCAGCGGCTCGAGGGCCTGGCCAACCAGACCGCCGACCTGTTCTCGCCGGCGCAGTCCGATATGGACCGTCTGATCGGCGCGCAACAGAATGACGTCATCGCGGTGGCCAGCACCGACGACGAGCCTCCGATGTTGTTCCGGCTCACCGTCGAACCGCGGCTCGTGCTCACCCGCAATGACGGCACCCGGCTTTACCAGGCCAGCGTCACCAGCGACCGCATGGGTGACCAGGACGTCACCATCGACACCGCCGATCAGTACGGCGTGCGCATTGGCGATCGGTCCGCCACCCGCGAGCAGACCAACCTCGGTCAGTCCGGAATCAACCAGTGGGCGGTGTACCGCGCCGAGGAAGGGCAGGGCGCGCCGGTGGACAACACGCAGATCTTGCGCGATTCGAAGCGCACCCTGCGCGAGTTCGACCGGTCGGCCGGGTTCGGCGACGGTGAAGACGAGGGCGATCAGGGTGGTGGCGGGGGAGGGCCAGACCAGGGGCCCGACGGCGGCCCCGATGAGACCGGCGGTGAACGACCGGTGGCCGCCGAGGGAAAAGCGATCACCGTCGACCAGGCCAAGATCGGCGACCTGGTCGCCATCCCGTCCGGACAGGATGAGCCGCCGTTCGTCGGGCACGTCATGGGCAAGAACGTCCTCGAGGACACCCGGGCGCTGCTCGTGCTGGGCCCGCAGGGCGATGTCCGCACCTACCCGCTGGACGCCAGCGGGGTCATTCACCGGATCGAGCTCACCGACCAGGACGTCCTCGACCGGTTGCCCGACTTCGAGAACTCGCCACGCATCACCGTCGGGGAGGCCTACCAGGTTTTCCCTTCGCTGGCCGATGGCACTCCGGTGCGCATCACGACCGGCATCGGAGAGGACTACCGCGCGCTGGCCGCGGGGGTGATCACTATCGGACCCGACGGCCCGATGTTGCGCACCGGCGACGGCCGGCTGCTCTCGGCGAACGCCCTGATCGACGATGCCAAGGTGCACGCCGCACGTGTCGAGATGGTCGCCGATCCAGGCGACTTCACCGGTGAAGAAGACCGCTACATCAACGGCGAAAAGTCCGTGCAGGTAGCGGCCGGCGATCGAGTTCAGGCGTTCATCGAGATGGAGGACCCCAGCGCCGACGGGGGCGTGCGCACCCGGTGGGCCAACGGATGGGTCGAGCAGGTGGATCAGAGCGGCAGCGGGGAGACTCTCGGCGCGCTGGTGCGCCTGCCCTCGGGTGCGGCGGTTCGAGTGCAGTTCACTGACGGCAAAACCAGTCGTCTACGTCGCAAGGGCGGCCCGACGAAGCGGACCCTGGCCGCGGTCAATGCGGCCAGTCCGACCGCGCGGGGGATCCAGAAGCCCGACCCGCAGCTGAGCGGTGGCGTGCAAGCGGTGTCGATGTCCACGATGCTGCTCGGATTGAACGCTTTGGACGGCACTGATCACCTGTTGGACAACGAGGCCGCACCATCGGAACGGCTGCGTGAACTCGCCGACCTTCTCGAGCACGATCAGCCTGATCTCTCGCCGAACGGCGGGGCGACGCTCTATCACAACGAGGTCCCCGTCTCGCCGCGCCTGATCCGGTTCTTCGCCGGCCGGCCGCCGACTTCCGGGGACGAGGAATTGCCTCCCGAGGCACGCGACGCCGCGGTGGCGTTCTCGCGCGCGTTCGCCGTTCGGTCGTTGCGCGCGGCCGCCGACTCGATTGCCCAGTTCGAGCAGATCGAGGAGCCGGACCCGGAGCGTCGGAAGGAACGGCTCGAGAACGTCCTGCGCACGACAATGACCAGTCGTTCACTGGCCAACCGTGCCGTCACCGAGATCAACGCCGCCTACGGAGAAGCGATCGCCAAGGCCGGCGAAACGAACGCCGTCGACGACAACGCGCCTGCCGAGGGCCTGCGCCGGCGCGTCACCGACGGCGCCGCGCGCGCCGCGCAGACGACGTTCGACAACACCGTTTTGGCCATGGTCAACTCCGGACAGACGGACCTGAGTCCGGTTCAGATTCGCGCCGTGGTCGAGCGGACGATGGACGACCCCAAGGTGGGCGGTCACCTGGCCGGATTCAACGACGCGACCGCCGGCGACACCGAGGCCTCGAGCAAACTGCGTTCGACGATCGCCGAGGCCGTCGCAAAGGACGTCCTCGAGGCGCAGCAGGGTGGCAAGCTCAAGAGCGAGTGGGACGCGATCATCCAAGAGCGCTCCACCGGCGACGTCGCACCGGCCCCGCAGGCTCACGCCGCGGTGGCGAGCGTCGTCGCGGCCGAGCTCGAGCGGGCCGACGTGCTTTCGAAGGTCGATCCGAGCCAGCCCTACACCGAGCGGATCGCCGCACTACGAGCTCAGTTGCCCGCCAAGGGGCAGGTCGGGAAGCGGGGCTCGACGGTCTACCGGCTCACTGGCGACGTGCTCGACGGCAAGCTGGAGCTCGTTGCCGAGCAGGCCTACCTCGACGACATTGCGCCCGACGGGGGGCCCGGTCGCGAAGCAATGCGACACCTGGCCGTCCTGCGGGCCCTCGGCCAGGAAATCCAGGCCGAGTCCCGCCGGCGACTCGACGAGAAGATCGCCGGCGACTCGGACACGCAATTCCGGCGCAGGCGGCTCGAGGAGATCCGGACGGAGCTGGCCGGCATGCCCACCGAAGCGGAGCTCAAGGCCCGCATCGACGCGGCGCTACAGGCCGAAGCGAGCCAGGAAGACGGCTCGCTCACCGCAAGCCAGATCGGGGCGATGCGTGTCGCCCTCATCCGCGGGTTCGGTGCGGTGGAGAAGTTCGCCGGCGACCGTAGCTACGGCCGCGCCGGCGCGAAGATGACGGCGGTGGCCCAGCGGGTCCAGGAGAAACTCGGCTCGGACATCGCGGCCGCTCGCAAGGTCCGTGACCAGCGGGAAGAGCTGCTCGATTCTCGGCGCCGGATCAAGGCCGCGCAGGACAAGTTCGAGGCGCCGCTACTGGCTCAGACTCGCCGTGAAGCCCTCGCCGGTGTGCGCGATCTGGGCAAGCCGGGCGACGCGCGGTTCGAGCTCGGCGAGACCGGCACGATGACGGCGGAAAAGACGAAGGGGTACATGGACTGGGTGGCCCAGCACTACCCGGCCGAGTGGCTCCCCCACGCCGGCGAGGTCACGATCACGCAGCAGACTGGCCGCGGGTTCTACAGTGACTTCAACGATCGCATCGAAGTGTCGAACGTCTACGACCAGCCTCGGTTCGCCAACGCCGTCGGCGGGCCGTACGGCCAGGTGTTCATCCACGAGTACGGGCACCGGATGGAGAAGAAGATCCCCGGTCTACTGCACGCCGAGTGGCTGTTCCACTGGGACCGGACCAGCACCGGCGCGGTCGGCTCGCGCGAACGCGAAGGCACCCAATGGGTGGGCGACCTCGTGCCCGGCGGTGGGTACGGCCAGGATGAGTTCACGATGCCGGACGACTTCGTCCACGCCTACTCGGGGAAGGTGTACGGCAATGCCGACCTGAATACCCCTGCGTGGGAGGTCTTCACGATGGGGATGGAGTCGCTGTTCGCCGGCTCGACACACCTGGACAATGACTACGAAAACTGGATGCTGGGCGTCCTGGCGGGAGTTTGATCATGATCTGGGTCATGGGCACCGACAGCGATGGCGTCGCTTACGAAGTGGCCATCGGTCGCGACGGCGGGGGCACCCTGGTCGACAACATCACCGGCGAGCACCTGCCGGCGGACATGTACCCCGCGGTCTACGGCGGGGGCGTGGCAGGAACAGAGATCATCTGCTCGGACCTGACGGCCGCCGACGGGGAGGCGGTGCTGCTCACCCCCACCGGCCCCACGGTTCCGCTGTCGGCTGACGACCCTCGTTCGGTGGTGCTGTGGCTCATGGCGAACACGACCGTGAGCACGATCGCCGGCGACCTGAGTCCGATCCAGGTGACGCCGGAAGTGGTCGGCGACCGGACACCGGACGCCGTGTTCTGATCCTCTTCGGCGCGTCGCCACGGCGACAAGTCGACAAATCATTAGCCTCTCGCGTGAGAGACGCTTGGTACTGACCGGCGCCCCTCGTGCGCGCTTGGTGCTGACCGGCGCGAAGTAGTCAGCCCGTGATCAAGCACGCACAGAGGAGAGGGCCAATGCCCGGTATCGCTACCCGGATCGAAGAGCTTCAGAAGGAAGGCGCCGCGCTCAAGACCAAGATGGACGAGGTCTTCGAGAACGGTTACAAGTCGACCGACGACGGCGCGGTCCTCGACCCGAAGATGGTCAAGGAGTTCCGCGCGATGAACGAGCGCGCGACCGCCATCGTCAAGGAGATCAACGAGTACAAGGGCGGGTACAACGCCCTGGCCGCGCTCGCCGGCAAGAACGCCGGTGACGGTGACGACGAACTCGCCGCCCTCCCGCTGGCCGCCCGCGGTCTGCTGCTGCCCCCGGGTGCCGGCCAGTTCAAGAGCGTGGGCACGCGCTTCCTCGAGTCCAAGGAGTTCAAGAACCGCCAGCCGAACGGCAACACCGCGAGCTTCGAGCTCGAGCACGACATCGTCGGCGGCGGCGTCGAGCGCAAGGATCTCTACAGCGCGACCGGCGGCACCCTGACGCACCTGGCGTTCGGCCACGTCGACCGCGAGCCGCTGGTGCAGCGGCCCTACCGCAGCGGTCGTGTGCGCGACCTGTTCCCGGTGGCCAACACCACCGCGAACCTGATCGAGTATCTGCGGGTCCTGGGCTACCTCAACGGTGCGAACAACGCCGGCATGGTGCCGGAGCGGACCAGCGACAACTCGAACTTCGGCCTCAAGCCCCACACCGAGCTCCAGTTCCAGCCGGCGCAGGCACCGATCCGCACGATCGCCCACTGGGAAGTCGCGCACCGCAACACCCTCGACGACGAACCCCAGCTCCAGTCCATCATCGACACCGAGCTGCTCTACGGCCTCCGGCTGATGGAAGACGCGCAGCTGCTCAACGGTGACGGCAACGGCGAGAACATCCTGGGCATCCTGCGCACCCCCGGCATCCAGGAGTACCCGGGCGCCGGCCTGGGCTACGGCCAGACCGGTACGCCGGTGCAGGCGAAGGACACCCGGATCGACGCGGTGCGTCGCGCTGCGACCCGGATCATGCTCGCCTACTACGAGCCGACCGGTGTCGTCTGCCACCCGTTCGACTGGGAAGCGATGGAGCTGACCAAGGACGCGAACGGCAACTACATCGTCACGTCCAACGTCCAGATCGGCGCCGAGCAGCGGATCTGGCGGATGCCCGTCGTCGCCACCCCGGCGATCGACGAGGGTACGGCGCTGACCGGCGCGTTCGGTCTCGGCGCGAAGGTCTACGACCGGCAGCGCTCGAACATCCGGATCGCCGAGCAGCACGGCGACCTGTTCGTTCGCAACGCCGTGGTCGTGCTGGCCGAAGAGCGCGTCGGCCTCACCGTGAGCCGGCCGGAGTCCTTCATCAAGATCGACTTCGACTCGGCTGTGGCGACCCCGGCGGCCCCGGCGGTCTGATCGGAGAACCCGCGTACGGGCCCCGTGGCGCTTGCCACGGGGCCCCCGCGTGGCTCCCCGGCCCCCTGACCGGGCGGACTTAGGGTGATCGCATGACCGAGACCACCGAGGGCGACGGCGTCGCCCACCTCAAGAACCGACGCAAGAATCCGCCGCCCGCGCAACGCCGGCGACCGGCCGTACTGGTCGCCGCCGGCAAGGCCACCTCGACCGGCTCGCCGATCGCCGACGCGATGTCCCGGCGCGAGACGCTGCTGTTCGACCCGGGCGAGATTCAGCCCGTCGTGCCCGGCTCGGTGCTGGGCACCGGCGCCAAGCTGGACGACCTCTACGACGTCGCCGAGTGCGACTTCACCGAGCTGATCGTGCCCGACGGTTGCCGCACCGCGACGGCGATCAAGCGCTGGAACAAGAGCGACTTGGTACGCAAAGACATCTACGCCGCGTGGCGGAAGGCCTACGGATCCGAGGCCGGAGACGGGAAGACCGGGACGGAATGACGGAACCGGGCTGGGACGACGAAGAAGAGATCAACAGCATCGTCACACCGGCGAGGCTGAACCGCTTCATGTCCAGCCCGCGGTGGACGGACGAGCAGTGGCTGGCCAGCGTCGACGTGCTCGAGGGCCTCGAAAGCCAGCTGGCCGGCAAGCTCAACACCTACATCAAGCCCGTGCCCTACGCCGAGACGGTGACCATCCTCGGCTCCGGCCAGCTGAACACCTCCCATCCGGTCGCCGAGGCGACGAAGATCGACACCACGGTGGTGGTCGGCGGCGTGCTTCCGAGCGGATGGACGCTGCGCGAACACCGGCTCTACAGCCCGCCGCCGTCTCCGCTGCTCGGCCAGCCGTTCAGCCTCTCGCAGTGGAGCACCGGCTACGGCGAGACGGCTCGAGTCGCGGGCGTCGGCACAGCCACCGTCGAGTACCTGGCCGGGTGGGGCAACGTGCCCGCCCTGCGCCTGGCGCTGCTGAAGAAAGCTCGGATCGTCTTCCGCAACCAGCACGACGACAGCGTGCGCGTGTCCGATCTGGACGCCGAGAACCTGCCGGAACCCGGCGAGGAGGAGTGGACCGAGGCCGAACTGAAGGACCTCGAGCGCTTCCGCAACCTCGTCGCGTGGCGGTGAGCCATGAAGGTCACTTTCACCGCGCGCGGGTTCGACAAGGCTCGCCACGATCTGCATGCGATGCGGGAACGGGTGCAGGATGTCCGGCCGGCCTGGGATGTGGTGCTGACCTGGTGGGCCGAGCGAAACGTGACGAATTTTCGTAACGCCGGGAAGCGGTGGCGTGCAGCGTGGAAACCGCTCGCGCCGGCCACGCTGGGGGAGAAGCTCCGGCTCGGTTACCCGCCGGACATCCTGGTGCGCTCCGGCGACCTGCGCAAAAGCCTCACGATCCGTCCGCTGGGCGTCGAGATGCTGCGTCCGCACGACGTCGAGGCCGGCACGGATGTCGACTACGCCGGCTTTCACCAGCGCGGGACGAAACGGATGCCACGGCGTCTGCTGGTCAACGCCCGGGCAGTCCAGCAGGAAGGCGTGGTCACCGCCGCTTTGATCAACTGGATCGTCTCCGGCAAGCAGAGCACCCGCAGTCGCAAGATCGAGAGGGTGAACTGACCGTGAAAGGTGCCGACGGCGTCCGCGACCAGATCGCCGCGCTGCTCCAGTTCGAAGTCGCCCGGAAGGTCCCGCTGCTGCGCACCGCGTGGGACCTGACCGCTACCTCGATGCCCGAGATCGAACAGCTCGTGTCCGGTGAGCCACCGGACAGCGTGCTCGATTCCAGCGGCAATACGTGGGTCAACGTGATCAACCCGCGCTTCCTGAAGACGCAGCGGGTCGATATCCAGCGCGGACTCCCGGTCTACCTCACCCGTTACTCGTGCCGCATCTACGTCTGGGCCAAGGCCGACAGCTGGGCCGACGTCCGTGCTGCGCGCGACCATCTCGCCGCGGCCTGCCGGCTCGCGCTCTTCGAATATCCGAACCTCACCCCGGGCGCCCGCGGGGACACCGGGTACCGACTGCACGAGAACACCTACACCGAGGAGTTCGGCGAGCCGTTCCGGGTGCGCAACTCGAAGGGCAACCGGGCGTGGGCCGGCGCGGTGCTCGCCATCGACGCCGATGTGCAGGAAACCCTCGAGGACGGATCGACCCGGCCACCGATCGGGGAGCTGGAGAACCCGCAGAACACGATCACCGTGACCGCCGCGGCCGCCGGCCCCGGCCAACCACTGCCAGGAGAGGACTGATTGATCATGCCCGGAACCCAGCGCAAGAAGACCGACACCGTCGCCCCCGAGCCGGACCCGGAGGAAAGCAGCTCGGCCCCGCAGGTCAAGCCGGAGGCCGACACCGCCTCGAAGTCGGACGAATCGGCCAAGCACACCCTCCTCAACCCGGGTAACACGACGATCACCTACACCGAGGATGGCCAGCAGCTCGACCCGGGCAAGACCGTCAACGTCGACGAACTCGACGACGTCGCCAAGGCCGCGATCGAGCGCGGCTACCTGATCGAGAAGTAGGCCGATCCCGGCGCGCCGACCCGGTCGGACGCGGGCTCGGTGACATCATTCGCACTGGTAGCGCGCGGCGCGCGACACCCGATGAGGAGAGGACCAGCACATGCCCGGAGTGTCCGTCACCACCGGCACGATCTCGGGCCCGAGCGCGCCAGCTCGTGCCCCGTCCAGCACATACTTCGCGGCCGGCCTCACCGAGCGGGGGCCCATCACCCCGCCGACCGTGCGCAACGCCATCTACAGCTTCAACCAGTTCGTCGCCACCTACGGCGCCCGGCCCTCCTTCGGCACCGCGTGGGACGACATCAAGACGTTCTTCGAGGAGGGCGGCACCCGGCTGTACTTCCAGCGGATCGTCGGCCCCGCGGCCGCCGCCGGAACTCTCGGCTCGGCGCTCGCCGACCGGGCCACCACTCCGGACGACACGCTGACCGTGGCCGCGGCAAGCCCTGGGGCCTGGTCCTCGCGCGTCAGCTTGAACGTGGTCGACGGTCCGACGGCCGCGACCTACCGGATCCAGGTGATGCTCGACGGGGCGGTGGTCGAGGACTTCACGAACCTCTCCAGCCCGCAGAACGGCATCTCGAAGATCAACGCGACATCGCAGTTCATCCGGCTGGCCGACGCCGGCTCGACCACCGCGGCGCCGAACAACAACCCGAAGGCCACCACGACGCCGGTCACGATCGCCGCCGGCACCGACGACCGGGCCTCGATCAACACCGCGAGCTACATCGCCGCGCTGGACAAGTTCAGCGACGGCCTCGGCGACGGAATCGTGGCACTGCCCGGCATCGGCCCCTCCGTGCACACCGCGCTGATCGCTCACGCTGACGCCCACAACCGAGTCGCCGCGCTGGCCGGTGCCCGGGGTGACGACAAGGCGACGATGGCCAGTTACGCGGCCTCGATCGACGCCAAGCGGGCCGGCTACTTCGCGCCGTGGGTGCAGATCCAGGACGGGTTCGGCGGTGTGCGGGCCATCTCGCCCGAGGGCTTCGTGGCTGCCTGCCGAGCTCGAGCGCACGAACGGGTCGGCCCCTGGAAGGCCGCCGCCGGCGAGACCGGCAAGGCCCGGTTCCTGGTCGGCCCCGATCAGGTGTTCACCCCGGCGGAGGCGAACGACCTCGACGGCTCGAAGGTCAACATCATCCGGATCCTCGCCGGAGCGACCCGGCTCTACGGGTGGCGATCGCTCGCGGCCGACGTCGACAACTGGGGCATGCTCACCGGCGCGGACGTGATCAACCGGATCGTCGTCGAGGCGGCCGCGCAGATGGAGCCGTACGTGTTCGACGTGATCGACTCTTCCGGGCACCTGCTCGCCTCGGTCACCGGCACGTTGACCGGCATCGTGCAGCCCATGGCCTCCGCCGGCGGGCTGTTCGCCGGCCGCGACCCCGCCGGGGACATCGTGGACCCCGGCTACAAGGTCACCGCCGACGACACGAACAACCCCGTGCAGTCGTTGGCGCTCAACCAGATTCTCGGTGCGGTCGGCGTGCGTGTCTCGCCGACCGCGGCGATGGTGTTCATCCAGGTGTCCAAGGCCGGCGTCACGGCCTCGCTGTAAGAAAGGAGGTGCGCACCAAATGACCGTTTCCGCACAGCGGCAGGCGTTGATCAAGGTCGACGGCATCGACGGGTTCTTCGCGCAGAAGACCGGCGGTGAGGTCGGATCCGACACGAACAAGGCCTGGAACGGCGGCGAACGCAAGCCGCAGGTCGTGGCCGCGCCACCGGAGACCGGCGACGTCGTGGTCACCCGGCCCTACGACGCCGAGCTGCACCAGGACCTGATCGAGCGGCTCGCGAAGATGGTGGGCATGTGGGAGACCACACTGTCGATCACCCCGACGCACACCGACCTGACGGCGGTGAAGGCGACCCCGACGGTGCACCCGAACGCGCTGCTGACCAACCTCCGTCGGCCGGAGTGGGACGCGTCCTCGGGCGACGTCTCCGACTGGGAGCTGACGTTCGCCGTCCCTGAATAGACCCCTGCCGGGCGCGGCGGAGCGGTCATGGAGCTTCCCTCCCACGGGTGTGCTCCGTGGCCGCCCCGCCGCGCCCGGCCCGTACAACACCCGTGGGAAGGAACACCCTCATGACCGAATTCGATGGGTCCACCGCCGGCGCAGGCACGCTGCCCGGCTACCCAACCGGGACGCCCCCGTACGTGTCGACCGGCCCGCAGCACGAGCTCGAGGAGGAACCGGCCGCGCCGGTGTCCTCGTTGGACATGCTCGTCAAGGCCGTCGCCGAGCGGGACGCGGCACAGGACACCGGCCACGTGCGCATCCCCATTCCGGGGCTGGACGGTGTGCGCATGGTGTGCCGCATCGACTTCCCGTATCCGGAGTGGGAGAAGTGGCAGACGCTCGCCATTCCGAAGGAGAAGCGGCGCAAGCCCGAACCGATGGACATGCGGCAGAACGTCCTCATGACATTGGCGCTGAACAACACCTGCGAGTACCTCGAGTTCAAAACCGGGGAGACATGGGCGCCCATCACCGGGTCGAACGGCGCGCCGATGGAGTACGCCGGCGATGAGATGCTGCGCAAGTTCAACGTGATGGACAAGGTGTCGCTCCTGCGGGCGCTGTTCGGTGGCAAGGACGGGCACATCCTGCGGGCCGGCCGGCGAGTCGTCGCGGCGGCCGGCTACAGCGACGAGGCCGAGGAACGCGAGGCGCTCGCCGAGGACGAGGCCGAGTCGGACCCTTTGGGCTGAACGCGCTCTCCGGCGCTCCACCGCGGTCGACGCGGGCCGAGCGGTTCGCCGAGCGGATCGAGTGGCTCTCGCACCACCGCACGGTGGTGACGATCGCCCGGGTGGCGAAGATGTTCGGGATGGACCCGGTGGCCGTGCTGCAAGACGGCGGCGACGAGACCATCCTGCACATCAGGCTCGCGGCCTACGCGGTTGCGGCTCGAGATGAGGAAGAGCAAGCCCGGAAGATGAAGTCGAAAGGGAAGTCGTGAGCGCTATCGAATGGTGCTTTGCCATCGCGCTGGGCCTGGTGATCGTTTACTGCATCACGCCATGGGACAAGTACGGCGCCTTGCGGATCACGCTCGCCGTCCTGGCTGCGGTCGCGCTGCTGATCGGAGTGCTGATCGGCACCGGGGTCATCCCGACGGCGAGGTAAGCTGTCGGCAATGGCTCGCCAGGGTCCATGATCACAACGAAGCCCCCAGGTCTCCCCTGGGGGCTTCGTTGTATCACCGATGGAACCTTCCCCGCGTCCCGCAGGACGACAGTACGAGCATAGCCGACGTGAGCCGGCTTGTCTAGCCGAGCTATCGACAAGTCGACCCGGCCGCCCGCGCGCCTCCCGGCCGGCCGCACACCAGCCCGCGATGATCGCTGTGACCTGCGTACCCATGAGGAGGTGAGCGGTGCCCGACGGCAGCGAGGAAGCGCGGATCAAGGCCTCCGTCGACGACGATATGTCGGCGGCTCTGGCCCGGATCGAACAGCGCATCCGCAGTGTCGAGGACGCCGTGGACGACCTCGGGCACGCCGGCGAGAAGGCCGGCGCCGAGGGTGGCGCCGGGTTTGACCAGCTCGGCGACAAGGTCGCCGGCGCCGGCCGGAAAGCGACCAAAGCCAAGAGGCCGATCGGCGAAGCCGGTGACGAGGCCGTCAAATCCGGGCTCAAGGCCGAGGTCGCCTCGAAGCAGTTCGACGACCTCGGCAAGAAGTTCCGGAAGGTCGGGAAGGAGGGCGGCGGCCTCTCCACGATCTTCAAGGTGTTCAAGCTCGCCGGCATCATCACCGGGGCATTCGCCCTCGCCGGCGGCCTGTCGGCCATCGGCGCCGGCGGAGCGATCGCCGTCGGCGGGCTCGCGCCGGTCGTGGGTGTCGTCGCCGGTGCGCTTCCGATCTTCGCCGCGGCGAAGCTATCGATGCTGCTGTTCAAGCTCGCAGCCGACCAGCTCGAGCCATCGCTGACCCGGATCAAGAACCAGTTCACCGAGCTGGGCCCGGTCATCGCCCGCGGCGGCCTACAGTCCGGGCTGGACTACTTCGCGAACTCGCTGGAGAAGCTCGCCAAAGTCACCGGGCGCGGGCTCGCCGGCCTCGGCGGGGAACTCGGCCTGGCCGCCCGCAATGCCGGTGACATCGCGAAGTCCTCGCCGTTCCTGGCTCAGGTGTCGCGGATCTTCGAGGGCCTGCGCCCCATCCTGCGGTTCGTGCTCGCCGGCCTGCTCTCGATCGCACAGGCGGTGCTCAACGTCACCGAGGCAGCGATACCGGCCGCGCAGGACATGGCGAAGATGTTCGCCAACATCGCCGAGGACCTGCGCAAGTGGACCGCCGAGCAACTCGCCAACGGCAAGATGACGCAGTTCATCACGAACGCGTGGACGCTGTTCGTGCGGATCATCGGTGTGGTCGTTGACGTCGTGGTCGGGCTCTACAACATCTTCCGCGTCGCGGCCGGCTTCTCCGGCGAGTTCGGCCAGTCCATCCATGATCTTGCGTGGGAGTTCCGCCTGTGGACCGCGTCAGCAGAGGGACAAGCGCGGATTACGAAGTACTTCCAGGACTCGCTCCCCGCGCTGCGCGAGATGGGCAAGCTGATCGGCTTCGTTGTCGGAGGACTCGCCGGCCTGGGGGCCAACCAGAACGTCGCACCGCTGCTGGCACAGATCAACTCCGAGTTGTTGCCCGCCTTGGCTTTGCTGGTGAACAAGCTCGCCGGCGCGGGTGGCCTCGGCCCGACACTGATCGATGTAGCCACGCAGCTTGCGACCCTCTTCGCCGGACTGGACTTCTCCGGGCTCGGCGCGTTCGTGATGGCCATCAACGGGCTCCTGCACGCCCTGGTGTGGCTTCAGCAGAACGTGCCCGGCGCCAACTTCGTGATCTCCTCGCTGCTGTTCACCATGCTGGGGTTCAAGCTGATGGGCCCGGTGTTCGACACGATCGGCCGGGGGGCGCAGGCGTTCGGCTGGATGAAGGCTGCGCTCACCGCGACCGAGGGCCTGTCGGTCGGGCAGAAGATTTTCGGTGGCGCACTGAAGTGGGTGGGCGGGCTACTCTCCAGCCTCGGCAGCGTCGTGATGAACGTCGTGGTGCCCGCCCTGCGCATGATCGCTATCGCCGGCGTCGGGGCCCTGCGCACGCTCTCAACGGCGCTGTTCACCACCCCCGTCGGCTGGATCATCTTGGCGATCATCGCCATCGTCGCGGCCATCTATCTACTGTGGACCAAGTGCGCGTGGTTCCGCGATGCCGTGAAGGCCGTGTGGGAAGCGATCAAGACGGCGGCGATGGCGGTATGGAACGCGATCAAGATCGCCATCACAGCCGTGGTCGACGCCGTCGTGGCAGCGTGGAACTGGGCCGGCAACCTCGTGATGACAGTGTGGAATGCACTGAAAACCGCGTGGCAGGCGACCGTCGATTTCGTCGTCATGGTAGCAATGTGGATCTGGGATCACGGCCTTAAGCAAGTGCTTAGCGTCATCGCTACCGGCTTCAATATCGCATTCTCGATCGTCAAGTTCATCGTGCAGACGGTGATCTTCTTCATTGCATTGCAGATCAAGCTCATCGCAACGGCCGCGGAATTTGTCTGGAGCATCATCGTCGCCGTGTTCAAGTGGGGCGTCGGAATTGCCATGACGGTGTTTCAGGCAATGACAGACGCCCTCGCGGCTGCCTGGAACTGGCTATGGACAACGATCATCAAGCCGGTGATCGACCTTTTCGTGACCGCCTGGAACAACACGGTCACGACGCTGACGCAGGCCTGGAATTTGCTCACCGGCATCATTGCAGCCGGTTGGAATTGGCTCTGGACGACGATCATCAAGCCGGTCATCGACTTCTTCGTGTGGGCTTGGAATACCGCGGTCACCGGAATTCAGACCGCGGCTAGTTGGTTGTGGGATGGGATCACCGCGCGCGTCCAGGCATTCTGGAATTGGATTTCTCCATTCTTCACTTGGATCGGAAATGTCGGCTCGGCCGCGTGGCGGATAATTTCGGACACCGCGTCGACGATCTGGGATGCCGTCAGCGGCGTGTGGAACAAGGTAACCGGCTTCCTTGGCGGCGTGTTCGACAGACTCAAGAGCGCCGGCACCGGCGTGTGGGACGCGATCAAGAGCGCTGCGAGCGCCGTCGGTGATGCGATCCAAGGCGTCTGGAACGGCATCGTCAGCACCGTCAAGGGCGTCTGGAACTTCATCGCCCGCGGCTGGAACTCGATACCCGGCGTGACGATCCCCGACTGGGTCCCGATGATCGGCGGCAAAACTTTCTCACTTCCGAAGCTGCCCATGCTGTGGCGTGGTGGTGACGTCGCCGGCGGTGGGCCGGCGATCGTCGGCGAGCACGGACCCGAACCGCTGGTGGTCAACGGTCGCTACGCCGGCATGGTCGGCCAGGGTGGACCCGAGGTGGCCAACATCCCCAAGGGTGGGTACGTCGTGCCCAACCTGAGTACCCTGTCCGCGCTGCCCGGCTTGGCCAAGACCATTCCATCCGGCGTCGCCCGTGCGGTGGCGGCCAGTGTGCCCGGCTACGCTGCCCCCTCCGGCGGTGGCGCTTCCACTGCCGCGCTCGCTCGCGAGGTACGTCACCTTGCCGCCGCCATCGCCGAACGCACCCCGCCCATCGTGGCGAACAGCTCCGACACCGCGGCCGAGGTCCTCGCCGCACTCAAGCAACGTGACCGCGAGAAGGAACTCAGCGGCAAGTACCACTATGGGAGTAACTGATGGCCAGCTACGGGAGTCTCGGCGTCATCCGGGACCGCGTGTCCGGCCTGAACTTCGGCGGCCGTGTCGGCGAACGCATGTACCTGGTCACCGAAGACGGCAGGGTCAGCTACTCGTTTCACCTTGCTCCGCGCGAGATCGACTACGGCGGGTTCAATCAGGACTGGGTCGAGACCGACCGGTCCGGGAACACGCCGCTGCTGCTGCGCAAGGGCGACAACCTCGACACCATGGCGTTCACGTTCATGATGGTCGAGACGCGCAACCGCGACTTCGTCGAGATGACCGAGTCGATCCTTGCGCTCAAAGCTGTAGCGAAGTCCAGGCTTCGCGTGCTGGTGTCGTATTCCCGGCTCGAGGCCGGCCTGTGGCGCATCACCGACGCCTCGGCATCGTCGGTTCTGCGTCATCCCGATCCGGAGAACAACGAGCCGATCCAGGCCACCGCAACGGTCAAGTTGACCCGCGCTTCCGATCCGGCAGTGGCGATCGGCCCGGTGTCAGGTGGGACACAGCCGGCGCCCTCCGCTCCGAAGCCGGCGCCCCCGCGCACCTACACCGTCCGCAAGGGCGATTGCCTGTGGAACATTGCGCAGCGGTACTACGGGAAGGGCACTTTGTGGCCGCGGATCTTCGATGCGAATCGCTCGAAGATCAAGGATCCACATTGGATTTACCCGGGGCAGGTGTTCGTCATCCCATGAGCGACAACGAAAACCCGACCGAAGACCGCCGAGTGGACCTCGGTCACGGCGTCTTCTACTCGAAGTGCATGTGGCACGGCTCGTGGGTGGCCATCCACGAGTGGCACAGGTGCGCCTCCCGCGTCGTGCCTGGAATCTACGGTGATGGCACGACGGCCGGCTGGATCCCGTTCAACATCGCCGCCGCTGACGAGGTCACGACCGGGATCGGACCGCGCTGGGAGGTCGTTCAGTTCGAGCCGCTCACCCTGTCGCCGTCGCTGCAATGCCGGCTGTGCCCGCATCACGGGTTCATCCGGGAAGACCGCTGGGTTCCGGCATGACGACACTGTCCGCCGCGCAGGTTGCTGCCCTCGTCAAACAGGCCGGATTCCCGCAGAACGTGTGGGTGACCATGGTGGCCGTCTGCCGCCAGGAGTCCGGGTTCGTTGTCGAGGCGAAGAACCCGTCCTCGGCCTCCGGGCTGTTCCAGATTCTCTGGTCCGTGCACAAGCAGTACGACCAACGCAAGCTGCTCTCGGACGCCGCCTACAACACCAAGGCTGCGTATGACATCTACAAGTCTCAGGGGCTCAACGCGTGGGTCGCCTACAGCTCCGGGGCGTACAAGAAGTACCTCAACTTGGCCGAGCAGGGCGTGGCACAAGCCGCAAGCGTCAACGGAAACGCCAGCGTACCCACCGCCGACAGCTCCAGTGGCTCGGGTAGCACGAGTCAGCCGGCGATCACCTACGGGCCGAACGGCCCGCAGATCACCGCGGCCGGTACAGGCGTGGCCCAACGGTCCGACGAAGACATCTCCGGGCCACTGCGAAATTTCTGGATCAGAGGAACGCAGGTACAGGGCGACTTTGCGGATACGATCATCGGCGAGCCGTCGTTCGAGGCCGGAATGGACACCGCGCCGCATGTCGTGTTTACCATCGCCGATCCCGAGGGAAACCTGCTCTATACCCTCGACCAACAGGGCTGGTTCTGGACTCGCGGTGGCCGCGTCCAGTACGAAGACCTGAACCTACGGATGGATGAGATCAAGTTCGAGCCTGGCTCGCACATGACCGGACAGCTGACCGTGACCGCTGTCGATGACATCGTGTTCGGCCTGATGAGCCTGCAAGGGCCGCGCGCGGCTTCGAACATCTCGGCCACCGAATGGATTGCCCAGGAGCTCGCCTTGGCCGGCTTCGATCCAGACAGAGTGTTCCTCGGCGAGTCGGTGCCGAGCCAGTCCACGATCGCCCGCGATGAGGAGGACCAGTCCGGCAATAACACCTCGGGCGACGTTCCCTCGGCCTGGACAACCGTTGTGCGCCTGGCAAAAGAGCTGGGTAAGCGAGTATTCATCTCCGGCGGCCGACTGGTGTTCGGGTCGGCGGCGTTCGCGATGCAGTGGGCAGCGGCCGGCACGATGCGCTTGTCCTACCACGGCTACGAGGAGGGGGAGCGATTCCTATCCCTGCCGGCCGCCACGCGGGTGTCGGTTGGCTCGAAGAGCGGCGTCTTGCAAATCGTGGGCAAGATTCCGCTTAACCGAGCCAAGTTCTTCCGCCCCGGGGTCCGGGTATCCATCATCGCCATCCCGAGCGTGGTCGGCTCGAATGAGAAGATGATGATGGTCTCGCATGTGGCGCACTCGATCGGCACCGACACCGACGGAGCCGAGGTTACCCTGCTCGAGCCGATCGACCCGCCCGCGCAGCCGCCGACGTCGCCGACATCCGGCGGAGCGAACAACTCGTCGACCGCGGCCGGCAGCATTTCGGGCAGCGGTGGCGATGGTCAGATCGACCGCTTCGTCTCCCTCGCCCTCCAGCAGGCCGGCAAGACCTACCGGTTCGGCGCTGAAGCCTCACCGAGCGATCCGAACCCCAGGGCGTTCGACTGCTCCGAGTTGGTCGAGTGGTGCGCCGCGCGCGTCGGCATCTCGCCCAAGGTGCCCGACGGCTCGGCCGCGCAGAAAGCCCATTGCAAACCGATCAGTGTGCAGCAAGCCATCAACACGAAGGGGGCCCTGCTGTTCCTGCCCGGACACGTGGCGATCAGCCTGGGCAACGGAAAGACCATCGAAGCGATGAACCCGACCAACGGTGTACGACAGGGGAACGCGGCCGGTCGCTTCAGCTCGGCGGGCCTCATCCCCGGAGCGCAGGGGTACCGCTGATGCCCGACTACGGCTATCTACACCTGGGGAAGGTGGTCAGTCAGGACCCCATCACCGGGGCCTACTACCTCGAGTCGGTGAGCTTGGCCCGTACCCAGAAGTGGGGACCCACGGCATCGTGCGTACCGAACCTGGTCAAGGGGGATCGGGTGATCCTTGGGGCGACTGGCACCAGCCGGGATACCTTGACGATCATCGGGAAGGTGGGAGCCGGGCCGGTCACCATCGACCAGGTTCCGGGACTTCTCGCTGCGCTGCATGACAAAGCCAGCGCGGCCGCGGTCGAGGACCTGGCCGCGCAAGTCGTGGCTCTCGGTTCCGCTGATGACACGTTGACCGGTCGGCTCGATGCCGTCGAGGACCGAGCAACCGCGCTGGAGGGTCGTGTCTCCGTGCTGGAAGACGTGGCCGTATCCGGCGGTGCTTGGTACATCGGCCCGGACGACTACGAGTGCCCGGGCACCGCCTTGCAGGAGTGCGACCGGATGCCCTTCCCCAACCAGCTGTGGAAGGTCGGGAACGACCTCACGCTGGGGTCGGACAGCAAGCACTGGATCTTCAACCGTACCGGGATCTGGCGGCCCAGCTTCCAGCCGCGCTGGACTATCCCGACCCCGGCCGGGGTTGCCGGCGAGGGCACTGATCGGTCGTTCCACATCGGAGTGACCAGCCGGGAGTTCGGGCCGAGTAACTGCGCCTTCGAGACCGGAGTGGCCAACTGGACCCTTTCGCCTGCCGAGGGCGCGATCGCCCCGTCGGCAACGCAGAAACACAGCGGTGCGCAGTCGATGCGGGTCACCCCGACCGGAACTTCGGCCACCGTGGGACCGGTCTCGGACAAGATCGCGGTGGTACCCGGCGAGAAGGTCACCGCCACCACTTGGGTATGGGTCACCGCCGCTGTGACGGGGGACTACTCCTCGGCGGTGAATTGGTACAACGCAAGTGGCACCTACCTGAGCACCAGTTCCACTGCGGTGTCGGTGCCGGCGACCACGTGGACGCCAGTGCTTCAGACCTACGTCGCGCCCGCCGGCGCGGCCTTCGCTGCCCTCGTGCCGCTGCTCAGCGGAACGCCGGCGGCCTCCCAGGTCTTCTACGTCGACGACGTCTCGATCGGCCCGAGCATCCTCGACAGCGCGATGTTCCTGTTCGAGGAGTCCTGGAACGAGGCCAATGCCGGCAACCAGCACAACCAGACGAAGAAGCTCGGCTCCGATCTGCTGCTCGCCGCGGGGGACAGGATGTGCCTTTACCCGTACTGGGGCGGAGCGGGCACCGACCGGCTCGTGTTCCCGGCCAGCTCGAACCGCATGTCGATAACCTACGTCGGCCCACTCCCCTGATCCGCGCGCCTGCCCAGGTGAGAGGCCCTGTCATGACACCATGCCCCCATGCCCCGACTGATCAGCTTCCCGTTCGCGATCGACGCCACCGGCGCGGTCGCCACGGTCGAGCAGAACAGCGACGCCGAGGTGGAACAGCAGCTCGCCGTCGCCATGCTGACCCGCCCGGGCGAGCGCATCGTGGTGCCGAGCTTCGGGGTGGCCGACCCCGCTTTCGACGGCTTCCTGGTCGGCGCGCTCCAGCGACACTGCCTCGACTTCGGGCCGGCTGTTTCGGTGCGCTCGGTCAGCACGGAGGTGCTCGACGACGTCCGACAACGCGACATCATCCAATGGTCTCGAAACGATGACACGGTGGGGGCGAACGGCCAGTGACCAGCCCGAGCATCCAGCCCTCCCCGGACCTGTCCGGGTACGTCGACCTGCGAGTTTTCGACCTGAGTGATCAGGACATCGTCGCCGGCGCCATCGCCGCGCTCCAGCTGAACATGCCCGGCTGGATCCCGCGGGAAGGCAACACCGAGATTCTGATCTTGGAATCTCTCGCGCTGGAGATCGCCGAAGGAATCGTGGCGATCAACCGCCTGCCCGGCGCCGTCGTGCAAGCGTTGCTTCTGCTGGCCGGGGTCGACAAGGACTTCGGCGCGGCGCCGGTCGCGTCGGCGACGTTCACCCTCGGCGACGCCAACGGCTACACCATCCCGGCCGGAACCCGGCTTTACTTGCCGCTCGAAGACGGCTCGACGGTGGCGTTCCTGGTGCAGGTCCCTGGCCTCGAGATCCCCGCCGGTGACGTCACCGGCACATGCGCGATCATCGCCGACACCTTCACCGGCCGCGCCAATGGGACGCCGATCGGCAGTCCGTTGATCATGGCGAGCCCCGTTCCGTTCGTCGAGTCCGTCCAGCTCGCGACCGCGATCGCCGACGGTGCCGACCCCGAAACCGATGACCAGTGGCGCGACCGCGGCGTGGCCCGGTTGTCTCGGCTGTCCGACGCCCTCGTGGTGCCCCGTCACTTCGAGGCCGCCGCGCTCGAGCTGCCCGAGGTCACGCGCGCCGTCGGCATCGACCTGTGGGACCCGCTCGGTGGCGGTGTGCCGGGTGACGACCCCGGGCATATGACGGTGGCCGTCCTCGGCGAGAACGGCGCCGCGCTGTCCACTGAAGCCAAGGACGCCATCGAGCAGAGCATGGAGGCTCGCGCGGTCGCGGTGCTCGACGTGCACGTCATTGACGTCTCGATCACCACCGTGGCGCTCACCGCCAGCGTGACCGTGCTCGACGGCTACGACGTCGCGACCACCCTCACCGCGGTGCACGACGCGCTCGTGACCTACGTCGACCCGCTCACCTGGGCCTGGGGCGGCGTCATCCGTCGCAACGAGGTCATCTCGCTGGTCGACCGGGTGCCCGGCGTCGACTACGTCGTGGACATCTCGATCGCCGGCGCGCCCGGGGACTACACGATCGTCGGCCCCGCGGCGCTGCCCAAGGCCGGCGCCGTGACCGTCACGGAGGGGCCGTGACGGATCCCCTCACCTCCGAGCCGATGCCCGGTGACGGCCAGGTGCCGTACCTGACGTTGTTGGTGCAGCGGCTGTGGGGCCGCCTGCCCGAGACCTACCGCACTTTCGACGCGGTGAACCGGACCTGGCCGTTCAAGCGCTACCTCGGCGCGGCCATGGAGCAGGCCGGCGTCATCGACGACACCGTCACCGCGATCGCCGGCGAGAACCCGGTGGGACCGGCGACGCCCGAGCCGTGGTCGCTCGACGGTGACCAGCTCGAGCAGTGGCGGGCGGCCCGGCGCTTTCGGCCCTCGGCCCTCGGTGACCCGGACCAAGCCGATGCGAAGTGGCTGACGTGGCTGGCTCAGCTGGTCGGTGCTCGACTGGACCCGGCGGCGACGGAAGCGGAGAAGCGGAACACGATCAAGTTCGCGACGTCAGGATGGCGGGCCGGCACCCGGCAGGCGATCGCCGACGCCGCGAGGACGGCGCTCACCGGCTCGAAATACGCCGTGGTGATGCCGCACAAGATCCCCGCGGTCGGCGGGGGCGTGACCGACGGGACGATCTGGGACGTCACGATCGTGACGCAGACCGCGGAGACGCCGGACTCGGCCGCGGTGCTCGCCGCGGTGCTGCGCGCCGGGGTGAAGCCGGCCGGCGTGGTGCTGCACGTGGCCGACTACGGCTCGACGTGGGACTTGATCGAGGCCTACTACCCGACGTGGGACGACCTCGAGCTGGCTACCTGGGACGAGATCGAGCAGATCGGACGGGAGTACGCGACCGTGCCCGGCAACATCCTGGTCAACCCCAGCTTCGAGGCCGATCTGACGCACTGGAGCGCCCAGGGCGGGAACTCGACAATCGGGCGGATCGCCGGCGGCCTCGACGGCGTCGCGATGTGCCGGGTCACCACGACCGGGGCCGGCACCGGCGGTATCCAGCACGACGGCGCCGTGTCCTCGGCCGTCACGCCGGGGCCCTACCTGTTCGTGCTGTCGGTGCGCCCGGATCTCGCCCGCAACGCGCAGGTGGTGGCGAACTACTTCGCCGGCGCGACGCCGCTGGGCACGCAGACAGTGGGCCCCTACGCGCTGGTCGCCGACGAGTGGAACCGGGTTGGCGGTTCGTTCACCGCGCCGGCCACCTGTAACAAGATCGTCTTCTACGTGCAGGTCCTCGGCATGGGGTCGGGCGAGCTGTTCGACGTCGATGCCGCGTACATGAGGAGGGTCACGTGACCGTCACCCAAACGCCCCGCACCGGGCAGACGAAGTGGAGTAGCGGATCCGACCCGCTGCGCCGGCTCCAGCTCAACGGCGACGCCGACGCCGCCGAAGCCAAGTTCGCGCTCGACGACGGCCTGACCTACACCGCGTTGCCTGGGCCGGCGGACATCCTGCGTGGCCGGTACGCGATGCGCTCGTCCGGCAGTGGCGCGTACACCACGCTCTACCGGGCCACCACCGACAACGGCGCCTGGCTCCCCGCGATGGGCAACACCGTCCCCGCGCCGCTGACCTTCCGCCCGCACGCCGCCGGGGACCAAGCCGAAAGCGACCTCGCGGCCACCTTCACCCACCCGAACCTCACCACGCCGCCCGGCAAGATCAGCTATGACGGGCATGCGCAGTTCAGCCGGTTCACCGCCTACGACGCCGACGACTCCTCGGCCGGCACCGCGTACGTCGGGCTTGCGCCGACCACCGCGCCGGACGTGGCCACTCTCGGGCGCATGCACCTGCGGTCGCGAGTCTCCGGCGAGAAACTGCTGGTGCTCCAGTCCCATGACCCGGCCGCCGGCAACATGCTCACCGCGCGAGAGTTCGGCGGCTCGGACGTCGTCACCATCGACGCATCGGGCTACCTGCGCGCCCGGTCCCTGGTCGGCCTCGGCGGCGGGGCGATCAATGCCGGCGCGGCTGTCGTCGTCGCCCCGACGTCGGCCAGCGCTGACGGCGTAAACATCGGACTGCTGGTTCACGGCCAGTCCGGCGCCCCGGCGAAGGCCATCCTCGCCGTGCGTCGGGACCTCGGGTACACCGTGCCGGTCGTGCAGGTCGACCGCGACGCGATCACCCTGGGGCGGCTGCCCTGGGGAAGCGGCTCGACCGGCGGTGTCATCACTCAGAGTGGTCGGCAGGTAAACGTACGGGCACTGGGCTACGACGTCGACACGACGCTGTGGAAGCTCACCCGTGCCAGCACCAGCACCCCCGACAACCCGGCCACCGACGACATCGTCTCGGTGTTCACCCGTACCGCGGGCTCGATCCGCGTTCCGTTGACCGTCTCGCAGGCGCTGAACACCGGCGCGGCCGCACTGGTGGTGCAGCGCTACACCGACTTCAACGGCCGGTTCATGGAGTTCCAGCGCGTCACCGGCGGCACCGAGATCGTTGCCGCACTCGAGGCGGACGGCCGGCTGTCCTCGGGCGCGCGGTGGCGAGGCGACGGCACGATCCGCGACGTCCGTCAGCAGGTCAACCACGTGACCTCGCTCGACAACATCCTGACCCTCAACCCCGGCGATACCTACACCTACACCTGGCCGGCCATGCAGTTGCGATCGGTGACCGCAACCGATCTGAAGATCACCGGCCGGGTGGAAGCCCAGGCCGAGACGGGCGCCTTCAGCGACAAGGAAGACGGCCAGCAGTGGCTGTTGAGCTTCTTCATCTCGGTCAACGGCGGCCCGTTCAACGGCATCACCTCGGCGTTGATGGGCGGGCCGGCCCACCACGCCGGGACCCGGCGTCCCATCGTGGTCCAGGAGGGATTTTGCTGGCAGCAGAACATCCCCGCGGGCGCCACGATCCAGATGCGCACTCAGGTAACCGTGCTGGGTGGCGCTGTGCCCCAGGTGACGCATCGTCGGCAGTGGATGTTCGTCGACGAGTGCATCATCCAGGACTACCTGTCAATCCCCTAGGAGACCACGATGTACGCCTTGCTCAACGGCGCCGACATGCTGAGCTTGCGACATGCGAGGCTGCTCGAGCTCGAGCGCACCCACTACAAAACGTCGCTCCAGCTGGCCGAGATGGATGCGCTCGAGGTGCCCGCTGACGCCCCCGGGCGGCGGCAGCTCGAGCACGACCTGGCCACGGTCGAACTGACCATCGAGTGGCATCGCGAGTGCCTCGGGTTCGAACCCATCTCCGCCCCGCGTGTCGAGGCGCGGGGCGATGCGTCGACCCGCGACGATGAGGCCGACCGCAAGTTACCCGTGGGAGAGGAGGCACCAGCGTGACGGAACAGAGCAGGGATCCCCAGCACGATGCATTCGCCAAGGCGGACGAATCGGACTGGGCGAGGCAAGCCGAATTGCTCGAAAGCGCCGTGGTGCACGAGCCTGGCGACCCGGACGCAGCGCCGATCCGGACGCCGGAGGAGTGGGACGACGACGAATGGGACAGCGAACGTCAACCGCCCAAGACGGTGCGCGAGGCCACCGGCGCGCTCGCGCAGCGGGTCGCCACGCCCGAAGCGCCCGACACGACGACGCTCGACTACGAGTTCGTCAAGCTCACGCCCGAGCAGCGAGGTGACGCATGAGCCTCTTCGTGCCATGGTTGGCCGACGCCGCCCGATCGACCGGCTACCGCGTCGTCGAGGTCGGCGGGTGGCGCACCCGCGGGCACGGCGCAATGCGACTGGTCGAGGGCGTGGTGGGCCATCACACCGCGACCCCGGACAACGCAGCCGGCGACTATCCCTCGCTGGGGATCGTCACCAACGGACGCAGTGACCTCGCCGGACCACTGTGCAACCTCGGTCTCGGCCGGAACGGCACGATCTACGTCGTGGCCGCCGGGTGCGCCTGGCACGCCGGAGCGTCGGCGTGGGCCGGGTTCAGCGACCTCAACGACGAGTTCCTGGGGATCGAGGCCGAGAGCGGCGGCACCGGCAAGTGGTCGGCCGCGCAGCTGGACTGCTACCCGAAGCTCGTCGGCGCGCTGCTGAAGTACATGCACCGAGGTGTCGACCGCTACGCCGGTCACAAGGACGTCGCACTTCCGCACGGCCGTAAGCCGGATCCGGTCGGGATCGACACCGGGTGGATGCGCACTCAGGCAAGCAAGTTCATGTCCGGTGGCGGTGGTAGCACCCCGTCCAATGTGGAGGAAATCGTGAAGGCCTTCGAATCGAACTTCCTGCCGTACTCCCCCGACAAGAAAGATCTCGTGGTCTTTCCGGTGGAAGTCGGCTCCAGCTCCACCATCGTCGAGGCCCTGTGGCTGAACCTGGCCTGCGCGGGTGACAGCAAGGGCCACATGGACTACGAGGTGTGGATCGGCGACGACAACGGAAATCAGATGAAGCCCGGCGGCGGCTCGCACGACGCCATCGGTACCGTGAACAACAACGGCCGCGCCACTTTCGTCATCCCCTCCGGTGCTCGCACCGTCGCCCTGAAGCACCAGGAATCCGGCGACATCCGCGGCGGCTACTCCATCGCCTACCGGTCCCAGGCGTAGCCGATGCAGAGGGCGCGCGCTGTCACGCCGATCGTGGTCCGCAGGGGAACCACCCAGCAATTCGGGTGGCCGATCCTGCGGGCCGGCCAACGCGTGGCGTTGGACGGCTGGACTGTGCGCGCCCTGGTGCGCGCGAGTATCGACGCCACCGAGGTGCTGCACGAGTTCAGCACCGCCGAGGGCAACGCGCGCACCGAGAACGGCTACGTGCTCATAGAATCCAATGTGGACTCCGAGACATGGCCGTGGGAGACCGGCGTCTACGACGTGCACGCCACCGACCCGGACGGCAACGTGCTCCACGTCGCCGAGGGGCCGATCAAGCTGCGAAAGTCGGTGACTCGGTGACCCTGGACAACCTCGCGGTCGGCCCGCCGGTCGAACTGACTTTCGTCAGCGTCGGTGACCCGGTCGAACTCGGCCCCGGTGTGCCCGGCCCGCCAGGACCGCCCGGCCCGGCGGGTGGGTACGCCGTTGGCACCGCCTCGGCCACTCTTTCCGGTCACCGCGTGGTGACGGCGAGCCCGGATGGCACATGGCGGTACGCAAGCAACGACAACCTCGCCGATCTCATGGCTCCACTGTGGATTACCACTGGTGCTATCGGGGCCGGCGAACAAGGTGAAGCCGTGATCGTTGGCCCGATCATCGAACCGAGTTGGAGCTGGACCCCAGGGCCTGTTTATCTCGGGGTCGACGGCCTGCTTACGCAAATTCCGCCGCTGGCTCCGGCCGCTATTTTCCTGGCACAGGTGGGGTTTGCTACCTCGGCCACCGTGCTTTTCGTTGACCGCAACCCATCGATCAAGCTGAGCTAGGAGAACGCGGCCATGGCCGGAGACAAGTACCTGTACAACAACGGTGGCACGGTAACCGAGAAGGCGTCGATCCAGACCTCGGCCGGCGCAGGCGATGCGGGCAAGATTCCGGCGCTGGACACCAGCGGGCGTATCGACAACTCCATGATGCCCACCGGTATCGGTGCCGACACCGCGAGTATCACCACCTCTGAAGCTTTGGCGGCCGGAGACCTGGTGAACATCTGGAACTCGACCGGCGCCAAGGCGCGCAAGGCCGACGCCAGCGTGGCAGGCAAGGAAGCGCACGGCTTCGTGCTGGCTGCTGCGAGTAGCGGGGCGGCCGCCACGGTCTACTTTGAGGGCACCGACACGCAGGTGACCGGCCTGACTCCCGGCGTGCAATTCCTTTCGGCGACCACTCCGGGCACGGCGACCGGCACCGCGCCGTCCGGGACCGGTCAAGTCGTGCAGCGTGTCGGCTTCGCCACGGCGGCCACCGCGCTGAACTTCCAGAGCCAGCCGCCGATCGTTCTGGCCTGATGACCGCACGTCGGCCACTGGTAGTAGTCAGCGGGGGCGAACAGGAGCTGCCTTCGGGCGACACCTTGCCGCCCTCGCTGCTGCTGCCTGCCCCGGTGGCGCTCACCGACGCAGCCACGATCGCCACGGACGCGAGCCTGGGCAGCCACTTCCGCGTCACCCTGGGCGGCAACCGGACGCTGGGCAACCCGACCAACTTGGCCGACGGCCAGAAGTTGCTATGGGAGCTGATTCAGGACGCCACTGGATCGCGGACGATCACACTCGGCTCGAACTTCGCCCTGGGCACCGACCTGCCGGCCATCACCCTGACGACCACGGCCAGTAAGCGCGACTTCCTCGGCGGGATCTACAACGCGACCGCCGGCAAGATCTTCGTGACGTCGCTGATGCGCGGGTTCTGATGGCGCTCGAGGGGGCCTACAGCTTCGATGCCGCCGGCGCGGCAACCGCGGTCGACTACTCCGGCCGCGGTCGTGACCTCACGCTGGGTGCGAACGGGGTGCAGGTGGCCGGCGGGCAGACCGGCCCCGGGTTCGGGAAGACGGGCGCCACCATGTCCGTGTTCTCGGCTGCGTTGCTGGCCGCCACCCAGAGCGATGACAGATGCGTCATGTTCTGGGGTAAGGGTGCCCTGAGTACTTGGTGGGTGCGCTGGGAAAAGGACGCGATCAACTCCGGAACGTGGGGAGTCCTGAACGTCTCCGGATCCATGGCGGCGCAGGCCCGTCGCGCTTCCGACGACTCTCTGTTGACCCGGCCCACCGGGACGGCGCCAAGCGCGACGCCGCATCACTACTGCGCTACCTACGTACGTTCGACGGGCGTGTGTCGCCTACTGGTCGACGGCGTCCAAACAGGAACGCAGAGCTTCGCCGCGGGCACGCAGCTGACGACCAACGCGGACCGAATCAACATGGGCGAGTGGAGCACCACCGGCGCGGCGATCGACAACCTGCGGTTCTTCAGCCACGTGCCCAGCGACGCTGAGATCGCGTGGTACCGCGACACGCCGGTTCTCTCCTCGGTCGGAGCCTCCTTCGCCCTGCTGTAAAGATCGTCAGCATGACACTGGAGAAGAACGAAAGCCGAATGAACGTCATGCTGGTCGCGCACGAGGGGCGGCTGTACGCCGATTCCGAGGGCAACTACTGGCTCGAGTCCGACGAGGGCGGGGTGCCGCACGCGGCCAGCGCCGAGTTCGCCGCCGCCACGGAAGAGTTGCTCACGGACGGTGACCTGGAGAAGGGCGAGGAGGAGGCCGGCACGTCGCCGGTCGAGACCACCGCCGCCGGCGAAGAGCTGTTCGCTTCGTGGGGTACTCAGCAGTAGCCGACAAGTCGACATTCCCGGCGTGGCGCTCCCACGTCGGGCGTGTCGCGGCCCGATGATGTGCGGAGATCACGTTCCGTCTACGAAGGGTTCGCGATGTTCGACACCGCACAGCTGATCGCGATGGCGCTCGGCGTCCTGATTCCACTGATCAACGGCTTCATCACCCGGTACGCCGCCGTCGGCGCCCGGGTGTTCCTCCAGATCTTCATGTCCGCGGTCGCCGGCTTCCTCACCGAGTGGATCGGCGCACTGAACGCCCACCTGCCGTTCAACACCACGCAGGCACTCGCCGGCTGGATCGCCACCCTCGTGACCGCCCTGGCCGTCGAGGCGAAGGTGTGGGCGCCGCTGGGCGTGTCGGACGCGCTCAAGCGCGCTGGAGTCGGATCCGCAAGCGCGCCGGCGGCCGACGTGCGTCGGGCCGCATGACGGGGTGCAGCCCATCGCGCACAAGCACTGGCGGGCCCTGAGTCAGGGCCTTACCGCGCTTCACATGGCGGTCGCTATCGTGCATGTGTTCCCCCGTTTGGTCTATGGGAGCAAGCCCACAACCGGAACCGTGGTCGTCTACATCGGCACCCTCGGTCCGGTGTGGGTGATCCTTTTCGGCGCGACCGGCCTCGCCCTGGCTGTGAGCCTGCACCGGCGACGCGGTCGACATTTGGCCCACTTGGCGGCGGCCGCCCTGTGGGTGCTGTACACCTCGGCGCTCGGGATCGGGGCATGGGCCACCGGCGGACCCATCCTCTTCCCGATCGTGGCGGCCTCGGTCGTGTACGTGCACACCAAGCTCGCGGCGGGTTACGAGTACGAAGCGAGCAAGGAGGCGCGGAGGTGAACGTCCAATCGGTCGGCACCGTCATCTCGAGCTTGATCGCCGTGCTGTTCTTTTTGATCACGCTGGCCGGTTGGCGTTCGCGCCGGGCGAGCCGCGAGGCCAAGGAACTTCGGCAGGTCAAGGAGATCAACATTGCGGTGATGGACTGGGCCTACCAGACCCGCACGTTGGCAGCGGCGCAAGGCTGGAAGCTCCCCCCGCTTCCGAAGGAAATGACGATCGAGTACATCGCCGGCAAGGCGGAGGGCGAGGATAATGCCGAACTGATCCAGCTGCTCGAATACCTCAAGGGCATCGCTGTTAAGGGTGACAAATGACAACCAATGCGCACGGAGCGCAACCAGAGGCGACGGACCACACGCCGGAGCCACGCAGCCACGCGGGCCGGTTCTTCCGGCGCATCCCGCCCACGATGTACTTCGGAGCCTGCGGGGTGATCCTGGTCGCCCTGATCCCGCTGTCCATCTGGTTCACCGCGCAGGCCACCCGTCAGGAGACCCGCGCCGACACCGCCGACAGGAAGTCCGCCGCCGTCGCCTCGGCCGCCGCACCCGTGGTCAGCACAGTCGAGGCGTTATGCCGGGCGAACGCCACCGAGGCCGAACGGACGCTGGCCGCCGACCTGGCTGCGCGCGGCCAGTGCGAAAGCGCGGCCAAGGCGAAGCAGGTGATCACGGAGGTGCCGGAGCCACCTGCGCAGGTCAGCGTCACTACCGTGCAGGTGCAGCAGATGATCAACGATCGTCTCGCAGGCCTGCCCAAGCCGCTGACCGTCGAGCAGGTGGCGGCCACGGCCGCGGACATCTACGCGAAGAACCGGCCGGCCGACGGCAAGGACGCCACACCCGAGATGGTCGCGGCCGCCGTTTCGGCGTTCTGCGCGAACGGCGCGTGCGTGGGCAAAGACGGCAAGGACGCCCCGCCAGTGCCCGACGAGCAGGTCCTGAAGCAGGTCGCCGCCTACTGCAACTCGCGTGAGGACAAGTGCGTCGGCGGGCGCGGTCCGCAGGGCCCGCAAGGTGTGAGCTTCCAACGCCAGTACTTCGCCCGAGACGGCTCCGGGGTGTGCTTCTCGTTCGTCGAGAGCTACGACCCGGCCACCAACGGCACCAGCACGGCCTCGAGCCGAGCCGGCGATGCCGCGTGCGCCGAGCCGGCGCCGGCGACCTCGGCCAGCGCCACGCCGGGCGGGCTCCTGCCCACCGGTTGACCTCGTGGGATGCTGACTGTCGTGACCGACAGCCCGCCGGAAGGCTTCGAGAAAAAGGACGTGTATTCGACGATGGCCGGAGAGACACCGCAGTTCGAGACCAAGGACGCCAGCGCGCCCGTCACCGCCCCCGGCTACGTTCCGGCAGCGGTCCCCAACACCGACTTCAGCAACGGCACCCACCCCGACCAGCAGGCCGCGCAGGGCGACGAGAAGGAAGCCGCCGCGGCCCCGGAGGACGGCGGCGGCTCGACGTCCGCGCGCAAGACCAGCTCGCGCAGCGGCGGCGGCTCGAAGAGCTAGCCGGCCCCATCGCCGAACAGCGGCCGCATCCCCCGCGCGGGGGATGCGGCCGCGTTCGTTTCGGCGTGCTCCAGGTCGTGCACAGCGTCGAGCAACGCAAGACGTGCGGCGCCCTCCTCCGTGTTCGTCTCGATCACGTCGGACTGCTCGGAAGCGAATGAGCCCCACCGGCGGGCGGCCTCGACGATGGCCGAGGCGAGCCGGTGCGGCGGCGGGCCGGCCGGCCGGTCGTCCGGCACGTCGCCCTCGTTGACGATCAGGGTGAATCTGGGGCCGGCGATCACTGTCCACCCCCGTGACGTGCGCAGACACACCCCGGATGGGAGAGGTCGGGCACGAACACGGGGTCATGAAGGTGGTCAAGCAGCTGCTTGATGTGCTCGTTGTTGGTGAACCAGCCGACCAGCGCACCGGCGGCGGCCCAACGACGAAGTCGGCCCAGCTGCGGGCCGGTCGGTCGCTTGCCGGGTTGCTTGGCCTCGAGCTTGACGGCACGACCGTCCACACAGGCGTCGAGGTCGGGTTCGCCGACGTTGCCGAACTGTCCACCGTGGACCTTGTGCGCGTAGCCGCGCTTCAGCGAGCAGAGGTAGAGCTCGCCTTCTTTCACGATCTCGGCCTCGGGCTTCCGGCGCGGGGCGCCGGCGCGCGCCGGCGTGGCAGCGCGACGGCTGAATGGAGCGTCTTCCACGAGTGCAGACGTGGCGTGATGGACCACGGTCGTCATTCCGGCGGCACCTCCAAGTCGGGCGGCAGGAGATCACCGCGTTCGACGTACTGCGGGTTCGCAGTCTGAAGCAACCGTAACTCTCGGTACGAACGGGTCATAGCGACGTAGAACAACCTGATCAATTCGTCACGTCCCGCAGCGCTCTCAGCAGCGGCGCGAGCGGCCGCGCCGGAGATGTCGGGGGCGACATACACGGTGCCCGACTGACCACCCTTCGTACTATGAATGGTGCCGACGGTGAGCCGAGGCGTCTGCTGGATCGCGGCCGGGCCGTGCGCCCGGGCGACCTCGATCGGGTACAACGCGGCCTTCTGCTTGGCCGCGAGCAGGCACTGCGCGAGCCAGTCAGGATCCGGGGCAGTGGCCCAGTCGAACGCGTCCCCGTCGACGAAGAGTCGACGCACTTCGTCCTCGGGTACCTCGGTGTGCGGATCGAGCAGCTTGATCAGCTTTTTGGCTCCGGGGCGCATGCCGGCCGGGCCGAGTTTCACCAGCTCGGACCAGTACTGGATATCCTCGCCGGTCCACATGCGACCGCCGTGGTCCATAAGGGACTCGTCCATGATCAGGTATCGGAACACGCGCTCGGCGGTCGCGACCCCTGCCGTCACCCCGCCGAGTGGATTCCAGCGCGCCTCGTTCGGGCGGTACGGGTTGTGGAACGGCACCCCACGCTGACGGAGGCCGGTAAGCAGCGGCTCGAGCATGTAGTTGCACGAGGCGACCACCATCACCGTCTCGTTCGGATCCGAGTCCAGATCGGACTCGATACGGTCGATCAGGGCTGCGCTGTTCAGGGTCTCCGGCACCTTGTAGGCCGCGCCCATGACCATCTTCCCCGCGGCGTCGACGCGCGGACGGTACTCCTTTTCGCGGCGGTGCGAGCCCAGCCGAATGATCCACCGCTGCGCGACACGGCGCACAGCCTCGGGAACGCGGTAGGACTGACCGAGGATCTCGTCTCGGACCTCGCCGTTCGGGCCCGCGGTCAAATCGAGGATCGGTGCCGGGTTGCCGCCACGCCAGGCGTTGATCGCCTGGTCGTCGTCGAGGCCGAAGAACAGGTGATCGGTCTGCTGACCCCACGCGGTCACCAGCGCCGATTCGAGCGGGGTCTGGTCCTGCGCCTCGTCGGCGATGAAGAACCGCGGGTTGCCCGGCGCGGGCTCGCCGTCGCGTGCGGCCTCCAGCGCATCCTCGACCATGTCGGTGTAATCCACCGCCCCTACGTGCGTCTTCCACTGCTCCCACCGGCGGGCGAACTGCCGGACGTTCTCCGGCCATTCGTCTTGCGGGGTCAGGGTGGCACGCAGCTTGTCGAGCGAAGAGATCAGCTCGTCGCCGGTGACGGCGTTGCGCGGATTCCCGTTGGCTCCGCTGTCCCCGCTAGCGCGCCGGTTGTCCGGGGTGATCGTCCACTCGGGGTGTCTTCGTTCCAGGAGACGATC